CATGCCTTGTGTATTCCGGCGGAAAGTCAGTCCATGCAATCGTCAAGATCGACGCGGCTGATTATGCCGAATATCGGAAGCGTGTTGATTACCTTTATGAGGTATGTAAGCAAAACGGACTTGTCATCGATACGCAAAACAGGAATCCGTCCAGGCTGTCGAGGATGCCGGGAGTAAGGAGAGGCGAGCACAAGCAATTCCTCATTGATACGAACATCGGAAAAGAGACATGGAATGAATGGAAGGAATGGATCGAGTCAGTCAATGACGATCTTCCGGACCTGGAGCCGCTCTCCGATGTCTGGGATGATCTCCCTCCGCTTGCTCCGCCATTGATTGACGGGATCCTCCGGCAAGGTCACAAGATGCTTGTGGCCGGGCCGACAAAAGCCGGTAAATCATTCCTACTCATCGAGATGGCTATAGCCATAGCTTCCGGGACTCCGTGGCTCGCCTGGAATTGTGCGAGAGGCAAGGTCCTATACATCAATCTGGAGCTGGACCGCGCGAGCTGTCTTCACAGATTTCATGATGTATACGAGAAGCGCGGCATCGATCCGGAGTCGATAAGGAATATCGATATATGGAATCTCAGAGGCAAGAGCTGTCCGATGGACAAGCTCGCTCCGAAGCTGATAAGACGAGCCGCGAAGAAGGACTATATCGCGATCATCGTGGATCCGATTTATAAGATCATCACGGGAGATGAGAATTCCGCGAGCGAGATGGCCTTCTTTTGTAACCAATTCGACAAGATCTGTACTGAGCTCGGATGTGCGGTCATATATTGCCATCATCATTCCAAAGGATCTCAGTCTCAGAAAAAGTCGATGGACAGAGCGAGTGGATCCGGCGTATTCGCGAGAGATCCGGACGCGCTGCTCGACATTATTGAACTGAAGATGGATGAGAAGCATCTATTCGAGGCGAAGACGGCTCTCGGACTCGATGATGACGCGCTGGATGCGCTGTCAGCATGGAGAATCGATGGCACGCTCAGAGAATTCCCGAAATTCAAGGCGATCAATGCATTCTTTGACTGGCCGGAGCACATAGCCGACAGATGGAGCATTCTTGATGAGGTCTCGGAGGTCGGATCCTACTGGAAGGAGAAGACATCGGAGCAAAACAAGGAGCGGAGGAAGAATCAGAGATTCGAAGATCTCGATAAGGCATTCGAGGCCGCCGGATTCTCCGGTCCGCCGACCATCAAGATGATGGCGGAATATCTCGGCAAGACAGAGAAGACGATCCGACGCTGGATATCCGAATCTCCGAATTATGAGATCGTCAACAGCAATGTTCACATGGTCGAAGGGAAGCAAATGAAATTCCCGTCGGAGTGAGGGACAAACAGGGACAAAAAGGGACAAAAATATTTCGAAAAATGTCCCGATTAGGGACAGGGACACTATATATAAAAGAAAATGTCTGTCTGTCCCTCTGGTAAGGACCGGAAAATAACCTGGAAGACAGACACCCGGACTATAGGGAGCTAAAGCTCTCCCTATATAGTCCCGGGGATGTCTATCCCAGGATTATACGCAAATGTCCCGACCAAAAAGGAGGTCAAAAATGGAAATAATAATCGGAGACGAAGCTTATAAGAAAATGATGTCGGTCAGAAATTCGAATCCGGATCTGAATAATTATTACGAATATGACAATGGCGAGACGGGGACCGTGGTCATCCGGAGGAAGGACCGGAGATGCTGCTTTATGCGGACATCATACGGCGGAGACGGAGGGACTGTCATACTGACCGGGACAGCTAAGGAATTTCGGATCCTGTCAGCATGTTTCGACAAGTTTCAGATCAGAGAGATGATTGAGTGCGCGGAAGGAGTGATGTGATATGAGACATGAGTACGTTAATAAGAATGATCTGTATGACTACATCCATACGAAGTATGTGAAGCGGAAGTCCTTCCATGAGAAGTACACATCAAAGGAGATGCTCAAGGATGTCGAGTGGTTTCCGACAGCCAGCGCCATATACATCGAGGAAGTCATCGAGCCGCTCATCATCATTCGGAATCGTCTTGATGATGTTGCGAAGGATGAAGATACGCTCGATGTCCGTGATGATCTCTCTATGCTGATCCGTACTCTGGAGAGTATGAGGAAGGAGGAATGTATCAATGCCGAAAATGAGAAGAGCGTGTCCGTATAGGTTGAATTCCTCCGGCTCATGGTGTTGGTGCATGGAGGAAGACTGTATGGCTTATACATACGGAGATTGTACTTTAATAATGTCCGGCTGTCAGCCAGTAAAAGAGACATGTCCAGATTTCGAATATCCGGATGTGTATGACGGAAAGGACGGGCGAGTATGAAGATCGGTGATGAGATTTATGTTCACGGATACGTCGATGAGATCCGCAAGGATAACATCGTCATCATCCGCAATGAGGGAGGATATTTCGGGACGGATGTCAATGAGGTTGAGGATGCCGCCGGCATCAGAGACCATCTGGAGGCCCGTGATATAGAAAACCGCCTCAGAGATGTCATTGAGTCACTGAGATATCAGCTCTATCTCTCTGAGGAAGAAAATTTAAAATATAGGGAGGCAAAAGAAAACAATGAAGTATAAATACGCAATCGGTGACATTGTGAGAGTCGAGACCGGAAGATTCGCGATTGATACGGGAGTCGTAGTCGATAAATTTGAGACAGCTCCCCGGAAGCCAAGATATATGATTTATTTTCAAGATGATGGAATTTTAGACTATGAGGAAGATCAAATCAAAGGATATGCTGAATCATTCTATGAGAAGTATTGCCGGGTATATCCGAATCATACATTGAGACCGGACGGAAGTCCGGACATCGCTCCGGTCCAGCTGGATCGCTCAGTGATAGCCACATGGGATGTACTCGGATTCAAGAAGCCGATCACGAATATGGATAAACTCAAAGAGGTCTTCGGAGAGTATTCTCATATTCCGATCAATCAGATTAGAGAATACGAAAAATGGTCTGAAGATGAATATGGCAATCGATATGAGAGCTGGCTTGATTCTCTGTATAAGGAGGATTCAAATGAATAGTCGCGACAAAGGTAAGCGAGGCGAGCTCGAGCTTGCGAAGACACTCAGATCTCACGGCTATGATGCAAGGAGAGGACAGCAATACTCCGGAGCTAATGGAGATGCTGATGTGATAGGTCTTCCGGGAATCCATATCGAGTGTAAGAGGACAGAGTCATTCCGTATGTGGGATGCGCTCGCTCAGTCAACACGAGATGCAAGAGACGGAGAGATCCCGGTCGTGATGCATAAGAAGAATCACTCTCACTGGATAGTCGTGCTCACTCTGGATGATTTCATGGAGCTTTACAAGGAAGGAGGCCGCTCATGAGGATGATTGTGCCGTCAATCACATCCTGGATCCGTAAGAGATGGTATGAGGATGATTTCAATGAGTATGATGACGGATTCTGGGATGACGAAGATCTGTATGACGATTATGAGGATGAGGAAGATCAAGAGGCTGAATGGCCAGACTAAATGAAGGAGATAACCGGCGGCGGGTACAGCATGATCAACCATGACAGAAATACTTTCCAATAATTTCCTTTTAGTAAACTTATAATTAGATACTCGATAACCGGCCCGCCGTCGGATATCTATATATGAAGTGTTATATGTGCGGTAAGGAATGCAATGAATATGATATGTTCGATTTCTTTACGGGGAGGAATCACAAGATCTGTTTTGAATGTCACATCAAGATGGACAAGGAATATAACAAGGTGCATTCCGCAAATAAGCAAAGGATCCAGAGGATTCAAGACAAGAAACGGAGGTCTAAATGATTATATTTTCAAGCGACTACTTGCAAGCCGTGAATCTCGATTCAATTACGGCGATATATGTCACTCGGAATGGCGGAGTGAAAGTCAATTTCAAGGACGGGACAGGATGCCAGCTCGGAAGTTATCTCTCGGAGGATGATGCAAAGAGAGCGCTCAAGATGATCAAGGAGCCGATCAGACTCGGACATCCGACATATACAATGCCGACACTGGAGCAGCTGAAGGATATCGATAAGGCTCCGATCGTCATTCCGGTAAATGGTAGGAAGCAAAAGAGACATGGAGGATCATGATGAATAATACATTGACATCACTCAATAATTATCTATTTGAACAAATCGAGCGCATCCAGGACGATGAGCTATCCGGAGAAGATCTCGACAAGGAGCTGAAAAGATCCGCGGCCATATGCGATGTGGCCGGAAAGATCATCGATAATGCTGATCTCCAGCTGAAAGTCATGAAGCATGTCGATGAATATTACGGCTCATTCAAAGGCTCGAATGAGGAAGTATGTAAGCAGCTCATCGGAGGTGAGACAAAATGAGAAAGCGCTGGCCGGAAGAGGTTATCGAGTGGCTGAGGCAAAACGCGGAAGGACACTCGACGGCTGAGCTGACTCGGATGATCAATGAGACGGATCTCGCTGAGAGATATGGTCTTGTCTTCACGGAGAAGATACTACACTCAGCGAAGTCCAGATATAAGATCAAGTCCGGGAATTACGTCAGAGCGAAGCATTACAAATTCCCGCCGGAGGTCAGAGCGTACATCAAGGAAGTGAATCCAGGCCGGAGAGCTTCCGATGTGGCTCAGCTGGTCAATGAGCGATTCGGAGATGGGACGTGTACTGTCGATCAGATCAGAGCGTACAAAAAGAATAACCGGCTCCCGTCCGGGTATGATGCGAAATTCAAGAAGGGACAGCCGTCAGCATTCAAGGGGACAAGGCGTCCGACCAGAGGAAGGCAAGGCGAGACGCAATTCAAGAAGGGACATATCCCGGCGAATCATGTCCCGGTCGGGACGATATCCAAAGGATCCGGATACTGGAAGGAGAAGATCGCTGAGCCGGATGTCTGGAGGATGTGTCATCATCTCGAGTGGGAGAAATATCATGGGCCTATTCCGGAGGGATGTAATATCACTTTCCTGGATGGCAATCGGGATCACTACAATATCGAGAATCTCAAGTGCATCAGTAAGAGAGTAAATGCTGAAGTGAATCGAGCCGGGATGAGATTCGACAGTCCGGATCTGACAGAGACCGGATGTAACATCGCGGAGCTGAGGCTCGCGATGCTCGACAAGAGGAAAGGAAATAAGAAGGACGAATGATATTTGATGACGGACAATGGCAAGCATGGCTCATCGTGCTGATGCTGATCCCGCTTGTGTATATTGGACTAAGGAGATAAGAGACATGGGATTCGAACATGCTCCGGAGAGGAAGAAGAATATTGAGCGCATGGAAGAGCGTGTCGAGAGGTTGAGGGCGAAAGCTCAAGGAGGCTCGGCATGCTCGGACACTGAGAGAGTACAGACATCTCTCCCGAAGGATCGGACTATCTATCTCGATGCCGCGGCTGACATCCAGCGCGAGATCGATAAGGAGATGGCTATACTCAGAGCGGAGAGAGCTGAGGCGTATCGATTCATGCGCTCGCTTCCGGATCCGATTGATAAGCAAATCATCCGGATGAGATACATTGAATTCATATCGATGACAGACATCGCTGATGCGCTCGGGTATGATCAGCGCTGGCTCCGGAAGAAGAGGGCGAGACTACTACTTAAGTATAGAGAAGGTCATGAGAATGAATAAGACCTCCCAGGACCGCAAGCCGGAATGATAGTGTTACCATAGCGAAGCTATGAGGTAACATGATGAGTGATGGCAAGGAGAAACAATTCTACGACTCGGCCGCGTGGCAAGAGAAGCGGGAGCAAATCTTGAGGCGTGACCATTATGAGTGCCAGGATTGTATTGCCAGGCTACGCAATGCGGCCAGGGAGGGAATCATCCTCAAGGGTAAGGAGCGACGGATTCGTCGTGCGACTTGCGTCCATCACATCGTCGAGCTGAGAGATAACTGGGATCTCCGGCTGGATGATAACAATCTCATCAGTTTGTGCGATGGTTGCCACAACAAGCGTCACGGTCGCGTCCTTGATGCTCAATGGAGCGAGGAAGGACGGCAAGGATGGCTCAAGAGGAAGCGTCTGACCGATGAGATGTGGTGAATCACAGCGAAAATAAATCCCCCCGGTCAAATTCTCAGCGAAATTCCCTAAGACCGACTGACGATGGGATGCATTGTTACGGAGATAAAATCCGATTTATATGAGGTTTCGGCCTCATTTTTTATATTTCAGAGGAATTTGAAACATGATTTATGTGATATGTGGAATAATCGGATCCGGAAAGTCGACATATGCCTCAATGCATTTCGCGCATGTCACGGAATGCGAGGGAATGACTAAGATGAGCCAGCTTCAAGAGACGTGGAGTCTGTATGAGGCCGGAGAGGATGTCGCACATGTCACGACCTATCCGACATCGGAAGAGCTGGAGATGCTCGCCGGCGTGCCGGATGAGGATAAGACATTCATATTGATTGATACGGATCTCCGCCAGGCGAAGGCGAACATCATCAAGCGGAATCGTCCGCATGATATGACAAGGCTGTCGGAGACACTCGAGAAGAATAAGGAGATCGCTCGGAGGCTGGCATCGTCCAAAATCCCATTCGAGCGGATCCAGCTTTTTGAGACCGGAGAGAGGTGGTAAGCATGACACAGACGGAAGTTAAAGCATCACTGATTGAGCAGCTTGTGGAGAAGGGGCAGGATACAAAGTACATGCTCGGGCTTGTGGATGACTATATGCAACACTACAAGATTATTCGTCTTCTTTGGAAGGATGTGAATAAGCGCGGCGTCAAGGTCGACACATTCAATTCTCACGGAGATCCTGTCGTAAAGGACAATGAGAGCCTGGCATCGATTCAAAAAGAGCAAATGATCATGCTCAAGATCCTCCAGACGCTCAAGCTTCAAGAGCCTGTCAAGATAGCGAGCAACGATGATTATCTGTAAGGAGATCCAGGACTACATCGAATATGTCGAGAATCATAAGGCGTGGATCAATCAAGACCGTCGGCTCTTGATCAAGAATGTTGTCAAGCCGCTTCTCAAGCGGGATGACATCTTTTTTGATTCGGGGACATTCCACAATTGCATCAAGTATTGTGAAGCGAATTTCTATCCGCTTTTTCCATTTCAGAAATTCATCTATGCATTCGTTTTTATGTACTGGCAAGGCTCGGACGAATTTCCGGATGACACTCCGGTCTTCCGGAAGTTTCTGATCCTGGAAGGCCGCGGGAATGGCAAGGATGGATTCGTGATGCCGCTGGCGTCCTTTATGCAAACTCCGCTCTACGGAGTCAAGGATTACCATGTCGACATCGTGGCAAATTCCGAAGACCAGGCGAAGGATACATTCAAAGTGGTCTGGAATATGCTCGAGGCGAATCCGAAAAAATTCAAAGGAAAATTCAATTGGACTCGAGAGCTGATCACGAACAAGGTGACGGGCTCAGAGCTTAAATTCAATACATCGACAGCCGGCACGAAGGACGGTAAAAAGATCGGGCTTCTCATCTTCAATGAGCTTCACGCTTATGAGAATTATGACCAGATCAACGTATTTGAGTCCGCACAAGGCAAGATCAGACATCCGCGTGAGATCATCATCACGACTCAAGGCTATGTCAGAGATGGTCCGCTTGACGATATTCTGACCATGTGCAAGGAGATCCTCAAGACCGGACAGAATGATCTCTGGTATTTTCCATTCCTCTGTCGGCTCGACAAGGCTGAAGAGGTCGACGATGAAGAGGCGTGGCATAAAGCGAATCCGGCGCTCGAATTCATGCCGATTCTTGCGAGTGAGCTGAAGATGCAATATCGCGAGATGAAGGTCTTGACGTCGAAGCGAGCGGAATTCATGACGAAGCACATGAATCTCCCGGCGTCGAAACAAGAGGCCACAGTCACGAGCTGGGATAATATCCTTCTTGCATGCTATAAGGACATCGACAGATCTGAGCTGAGGCCGACTCCGGACACGTCCGGCAATTATGCCATCGTCGGAATCGACTATGCTGATATCCGCGACTTCGCATCGGCCGGCGTGCTGACAAAGACGGACGCGGGAGAGTACATCTGGCGTCAACATACATGGATCAATGCTCAGAGTCCTTATTTCGACGGAATCAAATTCCCGCTCACGAATATTGGACAGCCGGAATTCGACGATTTCGAGATCGTTGATGCTCCGGTCATTCCGGTCGATGCTGTCATTGACTGGATCGAGAAGAAATATCTGTCGAAGTATGTGGTCCGCAAGATCGCAATGGATACATACAGATATACGTTATTCAAGCAAGAATTCATAAATCGCGGAATCAGCATCGAGAATCGGAAGGATAATCCGGACGGTCTTGTCCGGCTGATCCGCAAGCTCGGATCCGCGACTGGAGTCATCGCTCCATTCATCGAGCAAGAATTCGCAATGCATAATATCAATTTCGGAGCCAGCGCGATCATGCGCTGGTACACGAATAATACATCCGTCATTACTGATAAGTACGGGAATAAGCAATTCGGTAAGATTGAGCCGTATTTCCGAAAGACGGACGGATTCATGGCATTCGATGTGGCCATGTTCTGTAAGGATGAGCTTGAAATCCGCACGATTTACATCTAATGAGGTGAAGCAATGTTCGATTGGTTATTTGAAAAGAATGACAAAATCATAAGCTATATGGAAATACTCCAGAGCCAGATCAAGGAGCTGAATGCGAGCAAATTCGCGATGCACAAATGCATTTCGATGATCGCAAATGCCATCGCGAAGAGCGAGATCGTCATCCAGGGCGAGAGCGGTCTCCGCATTGATGAGATCTATTACAGACTCAATGTCCAGCCGAATGACAATGAGACCGGGACTGAATTCTGGAAGGCTGTCACGGCGAGATTATTGATCGAGAGCGAGTGCCTCATCATCCCGATGGGATCCGGACTCGATCGTAAATTCTATATCGCTGATACATGGACCGAAGATAATACCATCATGAGACCGCGCAAATACTCGAATATCACTCTCGAATGCGCGAGACAGACGATTCAGCTCCGGAAGAATTTCAAGGCTGACGAAGTCATCCATCTGAGGCTCCCGGCCACAGAGCAAAAACGCCAGTATTTCATGAATGTCGCTCAGCTGTACGACAAGACCGCATCGACAGCGGCCACGCTTGTCCAGCTTGCTAATACTCCGAAGTGGGGAGTCGGCGTTGACACGAATGTGAGACTGGTCGAAAAGAGCGCGGACGGTACGGACAAGGTGCTGACCGGCCGCGAGTATGTCGACCGGATCAAGAATATGCTGACATCGGATGACATCGTGGCGATGATGATTCCGCAAGGAGTCAGCATCGAGGCGCTCCAGACAAGCGGGAGCTCATCCGTCTCGACGTCGGATCTCGATTCACTGATCCAGGCGGCGGAGTCCGCGGCGGCCAGAGCATTCGACATCCCTCAGATGGTATATTTCGGGACCATCTCGGACAAGAGTGACGCGACAAATGAATTCATCACATACGCGGTCGGACCTGTCGCTGAATGCATCAATGACGGCATGAATGCGAGTCTGGTCGGAATGGATGATTACATCAATAAGAATGAGCGAGTCATGATCTTCCTGGCGCGTTTCAAGCACATTGACATTATCGACAGCGCGGACAAGCTGTCGAAGATGCGCGGAGACGGCTGGACGCTCGATGAGATATTCCATCTTGTGGGATATCCGGAGCTCCATACCGATTTCACGATGACAAGGGCATTGACGAAGAACTACGCCACGGCCGAAGCCGGCGGCGCTGTAGATTCGGAAAGCAAATAAACACAAAACTCCGGAGGCTGTCCGGAAGAAAGGAGACGGAATGAGCGGAAAATATTATCAGCTGGTAGCCGATGAGAAGAGCGACAGCGCGGAGCTTTATATCTTCGGAGACATCGCGGAAGAAGGATCGAAGTGGTCTGAGCTCGACAAGAGCGCATCCGATATCGTGTCTGAGCTTAAGGCTCTCAAGGCGAAGAATCTTGACGTACACATCAACAGCTATGGCGGCGATGTGAAGGAAGGTCTCGCAATCTATAACACTCTCAAGAATGCTGACATGAAGGTGAAGACCATCGATGATGGCTTCGCGTGCTCAGCGGCGTCGGTCGTATTCATGGCCGGAGGCGAGAGAGTTATGAACGATGCATCTCTTCTCATGATTCACAATGCCTGGACATTCGGAGCCGGTAACGCTGAGGAGCTTCGCAAGATGGCGGACGATCTCGAGATCGTAAACCAGGCGAGCGTCGAGGCGTACAAGGCAAATTCGAATCTCGATGAAGCTACGATCAAGGAGCTTATGGACGCGGAGAGCTGGATTCTCCCGGAGGAAGCTCTCGATTATGGCTTCGCGACATCCATCAAGGCAAGAGAATCATCTGACGGTCCGAAGCAAGGAGCATGGGATGCCATCTTCAAGCAGCTGACAGCTACGCAAGACGAAGAGCCGGAAGAGCCGGAGAATCCGGATGAGCCTGGCGCTCCAGATGAGCCGGAGATGCCGGAAGATCTGGCGGACAAGCTCGACGAGATCTCCACGAAGCTGGACATCCTCATCGATGCTGTCACATCTGACGAAGATGAGCCGGAGGATCCGAAGGAATCCGACGAGGATGAAGAGGATCCGGAAGAGCCGGACGATGAATCTGAAGACGATGAGTCTGATGATGATGAATCGGACGATGATGACGATGACACTGACGAAGATGATAAGCCGGAAGAATCCGCGGCGCGTCAGAAGGCTGGATTCAATTCTTTATTTTAATATCTTGATAAGGAGACAAACAAAATGAAAATCGATAAGAATATGAAGGATCAGATCAACAAGATCTTCGAGAAGACCGAAGATAAGACTGACGCTGTTATCGAGGCTATGGAGCTTGTAAACGAGAATAGATATAAGGAGCTCATCAGCCAGATCACAGAGGAAGCAGCTAATGTCCAGGCTAACGCTGATTATATGAAGCAGCTCGGACTCCATCAGCCGACAAAGAGCGAGAGAGAATTCTATGAGATCATCAAGAGCGGCAACATCAAACAGGCTATCTCAGCCGATCAGATCACTGTAATTCCTACAGAGATCATCGACAGGACAATGGACGGACTCAAGAAGGAGTCGACAGTCCTTGAGCTGGTTGATTTCGCTCCGGCTAACGTGAAGAGATGGATCAGCGCAAGCTATACCGGATCTTATGTATGGGGCGAGCTCTTCTCGGCTCTCGATAAGACAAAGGACATCCAGGCAACATTCAAGAGTATCGATCTTGAGCTCGGAAAGCTCTGGGCTCTGATCATCATTCCAAAGGCTGTCAGAGACCTGGCTCTCCCATTCGTTGATAAGTATTTCACGGCTGTACTCGCTGAGGTTATGAGAGACGGCCTTGAGTATGGATACATCAATGGAGCCGGCATCGCATCATATCAGCCGATTGGAATTCTGAACACAATCGACGATCCAGCTACAGCGAAGACAGCTGTCGAGATCACAGATCTAACTCCGGTCGGACTCGCTGATGCTTGCGTTACACTGACCACAGTCAATGGCGTTGTAGGTGCAAGAGCTATCGACGAGCTCCACATCGTATGCAATGCCGCCGATTACTTCCAGTATGTAAGACCGGCAATGCTTGTCCAGAATGCAATGGGAGCATGGGTTGATGGCACCGGAATGAATATCAAGGTACATCCGACCACAAACATCGAGAGCGGAAAGGCTGCTCTGACTATCCCTCACGCTTATGTAATGGGATCCTCCGGCGTTGCACTCAATGAGTACAAGGAGACTCTCGCGCTCGATGACGCTGATCTGGTTATCGGCAAGGTATACGCTAATGGACGTCCGGCGGACGATAACGCGGCTGTAGTATTCGATCCTACAAAACTGACTCCGCTGTACTTCAATGTTAAGACCATCACTGGAGCATAGTTGATGGGAGGTGAGACATATGGCTGATTATGACGCATTGATTACGGAGATCCGGGAAGATTACCAGCTTCCGCCGTATGTCTCCGACACTGTAATTACCAGATACATCCAGGAAGGCGAGGCTTTTTTCAATAGTCTCGCCATATCCGTGGATTATGATTCCGATCTTGAATTGAGATCTCTTCTCAAGAATTATGTGTACTATGCATGGAATCATGTGCTCAATGAATTTCAAGAGAATTACTCTCGGAGCATTCTCAAATGGCAATTCGAGCATGAAGAGGATCCGTCCGATCTGGAGTCGGATGAATATGCTACGATGTCGACTCTGAAGTACATCGCAAACGGAGGATCCGGGACGATGTATTCGGTATCAGTGACCATCGGAGAGACAATGGAGGTCGATGAATGCGGCTTCACATATTCCGGCTATTCGTTCAAAGAGTGGAATACATCCTCCGACGGATCCGGCGATTCATACGCTCCGGGCGATGACATCACTCTTGATTCTAAGAATGTGAATCTGTACGCAATATGGGAGGAAGAATCATGAAGAAGCGCAAGCAGCATCCGCCGACATATCTTGACGGCGAGCTGACACTCTATGACATCATCGACCGGGCGGACGATGAGAATCCGGACTTCCCTGTCAAGATGATCAAGCTCAGAGATATCGATCCGATCCCGTATCGGGACTTGAGCGTGTATGATCGGACGCGACTTGTATTCGAGCAAGCCGGTAAGACCATTACTCACAAGCTCGCGATCCCGACTCACTGGACCGGCATTGATACGGATTGTGTATGTATGTTAAGTGAAGTGAATAAGGTCGGCGAGACCGACACGAATCAGTACAAAGTATTCAATTGTGCTTTTGTATGGCGTGACGGTTACGCTGAGACTGAGCTGACGCTTGAGATGCCGGAGGCGGCGTATGAGGTGAGTGAATCATGATTCTGAAGAAAAGTGAACTAAGCGAAATACTGAATAGTCTGGACATCCCGGTCGGGGAGGGCGAACAATTCATCGAGTCAAAAGACACGATGCCGAAAATCGCATACTGGGAATATGTCTGGAGCGACGATATGGCCTCCGGGGACGATTACGAGATGATCGTCACATACCAGGTCTCATTCGTGGCTAATAAGCCGCGTCATTCGAAGCTTGTGGCTCTTAAGGCCGCGCTGAATGATGCGGGTATACATCCGACGATATATCACGAATATGTGAAGGGCCAGAATTCCGCCGGATATTTCCACAGCTATTTCAGTATCGATGTCACGGAGGATGAGTGATGGGATTTCACAGCGGAGTAAGTGTCGAGACCGACGGATTCGGTGAATTCGAAGAGACTCTCGCTCAATATCTCGAGAAGATGGATGATTCGAGCATCTCCGCGATACTGAAGACCGGAGCCGATGCGCTTGTCCAGGATCTTCTCAGACTCCCGTCCCCGCGGTCGAATATATCGAAGGGAAGCTATACGCATCTCATTGATGTATTCTCAGACCGTCAGTCAGCTGACGGAGTCAGCTGGGAAGTCGGCTGGGGCAAATGGTATGGCCCGTATGTCGAGAGCGGGACATCTCGATCGAAGGCTAATCCGCACATGAAACCTTTATTCGAGCGGAATAAAGAGCGGTATTACAGTAAAATGATTGATCAATTCGAAAAATAAGGAGGACCAGCAATGGCAATTGAAAACAAACATCCAGCGGTGAAGTACACTGTCGGCGCTCAGTATATTTGCTTCAATAAGATGAGCGATGAGAATGAGTGGACAGAGGAATTCGAAGAGACCGTATACAAGCTCCCGACGGTTGTGGATATCGATGTCAGTGATAATGATGATTCGTATGATCTGTACGCATCCGGTGACATTTATGACAGCGATACAACGACCACATCGAAGGAAATCAGCGAGACGAATGTCGCATTCCCGACGGAGCTTCTCGCTAAGATGAAGGGCGATGACGTCGATTCCGGAGTCATCCTGGAAGGCGGCCCGACCGTAAGACCGTTCTTCGCTTATGGCGTTCCTATCATGGCGAAGGATGGCACATATGACATGAGATGGTATCCGAAGTGCAAACTGACGGAGAATTCCGACGCGGCTCAGACATCGACAGATTCTCACTCTGACCAGAACGACACTATCACGATCAAGGCTTATGGCTTCAACGATGATAAACAGATCGCCGTCAGAGCTGAGACAGCGAATGAGACGCTTGCTTCACTGACAGAGGATTCATTCTTTGCGGCTCCGCTGCTCACGAGAGACGCTGTACTCGCGCTTGTTTCGTCATCGAAGTCAAGCTCGACAGCAAGCACAACGAGCTCAAAGAGCAAGACCGCGACTGAATAAGTCTCAGAAAGGAGATCACTATTATGGCCAATAGCGATAAAACCGGCGCGGGGACGCTCGCGCCTCTCTCTTTAAGAGAATTGAAGTCGAAGGACGTATTCACATTTGTCCGGATACTCAAAAAAGTTGATATCACTCAGCTCCGCGATTCATTGAGTCCGGAGCTGATTCAAGCTCTGGACTATAAGCAGCCGATGACGCGGAATGAGAAGGGCGAGATCGTCCCGCTTCCGGAATCGGAATGGACAGACAATCAGAGGAAGGCATATGAGAAGGCGGGATCCGCATTCATTGAATTCCTTCCGAATCTGATTGACTTCCTTCTCTCGAATATCGAGCTCATTGAAGATGATATATACAAGCTTCTCTCCGATGGGACCGGAGCGACGCTTGATCAGCTTTATGAGCTCCCGGCTGTCGAATTCGTCCAGCTGATATACGACTATGTATCGCGTGATAATTTCCGCGATTTTTTCTCGGATGCGCTCGAATTAGTCGGCTCGATAATGACGGACCGCAATTCGTAGATGCGCTTTACAAGAGATACGCGGATCCGCTTCCTGTCCTTGAGTACAAGCTCGAGGTCGGGGAGCTGGATCCGTTCATTCAATATCTGGAAAAAACAATGCGCGAGGATTTAGCACTCCGGAGCGCATTTCTTAATTTACTGAGGTGATGACATATGACTGACGATCTGAAAGTTGTCGGATTACAATTTAAGGCGGACGGCTCCGCGGACTTTAAGACGTCTCTAAAGGAGATCAATGCGGCATCGAAAGAGAATCAGTCTTCTCTCAAGCTTCTCAAGTCGCAATACGACCAGAACACATCCGCGACTCAAAAGCTGAAAAATGAGCAGCAATATCTCACGAAGCAAGTCGATCTTTACAAGGACAAGACCACGATCCTCCGGAAGGAGCTCGAACAAATGGAGTCCGCTGAGAATCGTGATGAGGAAGCAATCAGCAAGAAAAAGACTCAGCTCAACCAGGCTGAGGCTCAGCTGAATAAGTATGAGTCCGCGCTTGATGACGTCAATACGAAACTGAAGACTCATCAAGCTGAGCTCGAAGAATGGAGCAAGAAGATCACATCTGTCGGCGACAAGATGCAAAAGGTCGGAGATGGCATGACGAAGTATGTTACCGGCTCGCTTGCGGCGGCATCGACTGCAATGGTCGGAGTAACTGAAGAGACTCGCGAGTATAGAACGGCGATGGGAAAGCTCAACACGGCCTTCACAACGAACGGTAAGAGCGCGGCACAGGCTGAAACCACATACAAGCAGCTTCAGTCAGTGCTTGGCGACTCTGATGTATCGGTAGAAGCAGCGAACCATCTTGCACAGCTGTGCGATGATGAACAGGATCTCCAGGCATGGACGAAAATCTGCACAGGCGTGTTCGCAACCTTCGGCGACTCATTGCCGATAGAAGGACTGACGGAGGCGGCGAACGAGACCGCAAAGTGCGGAGCTGTTACCGGGCCTTTTGCAGATGCTCTGAACTGGACGAGCACCAGCGCGGCGGCACTCGGCGATGCGATGGCATCCATACCGGCAGCACAGCAGGCATTCAATGACGCGATTGCCGAGGGCATGTCTAACGAGGACGCATTCAACGAGGCACTGGCGGCGTGCTCCGATGAGTCTGAGCGTGCGGCGATAATCACCAACACGATGGCGGCTGCTTATGATGGCGCAGCTGCATCCTACGAGGAAGGCAATGCTGACCTAATTGAAGCGAACAAAGCAACCGAAGACATGGCGGCAAGCATGGCGGACCTCGGAGCAGCTGCAGAGCCGATTGTAACGACCGGAAAGCAGATGGTGAGCGAGTTTCTTGTCAAGGCAGCAGACGCAGCGACTGAACTATCGAAGAAGTTTCAGAGCCTCTCACCTGATACACAGAAACTCATACTGAAAGCGGCTGGCATTGCCGCGGCCATCGGCCCGGTGCTCTCTGTCGGAGGAAGACTGACGAAGGGAATCGGAAAAGTGGTCGGCAAGGTGCCGAACATTATCAAAGGCGTCCAGAGTGTCATCAAGATCGGCGGCAAGCTGAAGACGGCTCTCATGGCCTTGAATCCGACCACGCTGATCATCATCGCGGTCATCGGTTCGCTCATTGCCATCGGCGTCGCATTGTATAAAAACTGGGATACGATCAAGGCATACGCCATCAAGATATGGAATGCCATCAAGACCACAGTCATTACTGTAGTCAATGGCATAAAGACCGGAGTTACGACGGCATTTAATGCGGTCAAGACCGTGGCTGTCACTGTATGGACCGCAATCAAGACGGCGATTATAACCGTGGTCAATGCAATCAAGACCGGCGTCATGACCGTATTCAATGGTGTGAAGACATTCGTCACGTCGGCATTCAATGGTATCAAGACCGTGGCAACGACGGCATGGAATGCCATCAAGACCGCGATTCTCACTCCGATTACGACGGCAAGAGACAAGCTCAGCGGCATCATATCCGCGATCAAGAGCAAATTCTCATTCGGAGGCATCGCGGCATCTGTCGCGGCTACGTTCAATGCTGTCAAGTCGAAAATCACAGCTCCGATTGAGACGGCGAAGAACATCGTCAGCTCCGCGATCTCAAAGATCAAGAGCTTATTCAATGTGCATCTGTCATTCCCGAAGATCAAGCTCCCGCATTTCAAGATTACGGGAGGCAAAGTCCCGTGGGGAATCGGCGGCAAGGGTACAGCTCCGAAGATCGATATCCAGTGGTATCGCCGGGCTTATGAAACGGCGGCATATTTCGCGAAGCCGACTCTCATGACAGCGACGGACGGATCCATCAAGGGATACGGAGACGGACCTGGCGGAGAATTTACCGTCGGAGAGAATAAGCTCCGGTCGACAGTCGCTTCCGGCGTTGCATCAGCTTCCGGATTACTGGATCCGCAAGTGATTTACCAGGCGGCTCGACAGGGAGTCATCGACGGAATGAGCGAAGCGACAGTCACGCTCAAGCTGAATGACCGTGAGGTCGCAAGAACACTAAGAACGATGGGAGCATTGTAAGATGAGTATTGATGTAATTTATACCGCATCAAGCGGAAACAAATATAATCTCAAGGCTTCCGGACTCGGGATGGATCGTGAGACGAATTTCCATTCCTGGACATACTCTCCGAATACTACTCAAAGACAGTACGGAGATAAGCTCAACCGATACGAGAAGGAGGCTCTGACATACAGCGCAAAATTATACTTCCGCGATTCAATCGAGGATTCGCGGGATATGATCGAAGCGCTCCACGAAGATTTCGAGCTCGATATCTCGAATGAGACTCCGGGAAAAATATCGTGGAATGACTGGTATATCGAATGCTATGTCCAGTCATCCACATTGACTCCGGGCGATGATAATGGTTATGTCGAGAATGAAGTCGAGATATACGCTCCATATCCTTTTTGGATTAAGGACGCAACGAAGACATTCAATGCATCGTCCGGGACTTCGGAGTATGAATTTCTCGACTATACTTTCGATTACGAATACGACTATACTCCGGCCGATGTCGGTGTCGCGAAGTGGATAACGCATCATGCGTTCAAGTCGGAATTCTTGATGCGAATTTATGGTCCATGTTCGAATCCGAAGGTTGTTATCAATGGCCATGTATATCAAGTGTACTGTTCACTCGGAAACGGCGAATATCTTCTCATCAATTCGAGAGAGGGTACGGCATACAAATACAGCTCGACCGGAGTCGCGACAAACGTATTCGATTTAAGAGATAAGACATCGAGCTTGTTCTACAAAATCCCGGGCGGGACGCTGACACTGACTTGGCCGGGGACATTCAAATTCGATCTGACACTGTATGAGGAAAGGAGTGAGCCTTTATGGACGACAGCGTAAGAATGATTCTTGCGACTCCGGACGGTAAGGAGCTCAAATTCCTCTCGGACATGACTATCGACATCGAGATCGGCTCGAGTGATGACACATTTCAATTGACTTTCTCTCGAGCGGCATGGGATGAGGATATCGAGGAAGGCTGTCGAGTCTTTATTCCGAACACGGAATACGGCGGCCGCGTGAAGCGCAAGGGGACAGCTACGTCATCGGATGAGATCTCCGTCGGCGGGCTGACCTGGCGCGGGATGATGGACTATCGAATCATCCAGCCGGCATCCGGCAAAGATTACGCGACAGCATCCGGAGATCTGAATGAGATCATCAAGGAATTTGTCGAGGATGAATTCCCCGGCTTATTCTATGGAGTCGATACGGAGACCGGCGTCACGCTGACGAATTATCAATTCGACAGATATTGCACGCTCCACGATGGTCTTCAAAAGATGCTCAAAGAGAGCGGATATCGGCTTGATATCCAGTACATCCAGGGCGAAGCCGGTGCTCCGGGCTATGTTCAAGCGCAAGCGCTCGAGATCATCGACTACTCGGACATCATCGAGCTGTCGGAAGACTCTCGAATCAATTACACGGCATCTGAGCGCCATGATTGTGTCAATCATCTTATATGTCTCGGCTCCGGAGACCTGGCTGAGCGTACTGTCATCCATCTTTACGTCGGATCCGACGGATCCGTCGGTACGACTCAATACTATACCGGGCTCGACGAAGTCGTGGCTATATATGATTATGCCGGCGCTAATGATGACGATCTGAAGACAGAAGGGATCAAACAGTTGGAGAGCATGAAGGACTCTGATAATTTCGCAATGGACATCTCAGAGCTCGACATCGACTCCATCGCTATCGGAGACATCGTCGGAGGAAGAGACTATCTGACCGGAATGAGCATGTCAGCGCCTATCGTCGGCAAGATTTATAAAGTCGAAAACGGCGAGGAATCAATTGAATTCAAATTGGAGGAATAACCATGAATATTATTACCGGATACGGCGGCGAGCCGCACGTTACAGCTCCACAGGATCGTCAGCTGAACGCTGGCATCCTCTCGGAATATAATTATGTACTCAGTGTCGGGAATCAATTCGCATATGAGATCGAGTCGGCGAATTCCGTCATCCTTAAAGACGGGATTCTGTCCCTCCAGGGATGCGCTGCTTCGATTGATGCGAATGATACAGAGACGGTCACTCTGACGAATGGTACATCCGGATATAAACGGACGGATTTGATCGTGGCACGTTATGAGCTCAACACTGATACAGCCGTCGAGTCGGTCACGCTGGCCGTCATCGAAGGCACTCCGGCGGAATCGGATCCGGAGACTCCATCATACAATGAAGGTACGATCGCGGACGGTGACAGCCCGGTTGACTTCCCGCTGTATAAGGTCAATATCGACGGAGTAAGCATCGATTCACTGACTCAGATGTTTACGGTCCTTCCGTCAATTAGTGATTTAAACAGCAACACAGTGAAAGATATCAGAGTCATTGAAGTGTCCGTATCAATAACAATCAATGCATCTACATCCGGCACAAAAACCGCGACTTATACCATCCCGGATGGCTATAAGGTTGTTATGTTCGGAGGATGCACATCGTCAAATACTACAATCGTCCCGGCTGGTGTTACAGGCTTATCCGGGACTGCAACATTTAGAGGACGCAACACATCGAGCTCATCTCAGACAACAACGCTGACAGCTATCTTGTTATGCTTTAAAAGTTAGGAGTAAAGCCTATAAAGTAAGGAATAAGTTTAATCCTTCATATACAGAATACTTAAAATAACATATTCATTAGAATAAGCTGTTGAATTGTGATTCTTTACTCTAACAATTGCATCTGTACCATCCAGATTGAATTTTGCAATTGTACTTGCACCGGAAAACCAATTCATCACTCCTACAATACCAATCGGCGTATAACCATCTTTTGAGACATCGGTTGTTATGTCCAATGTACTGGATGCAGGAAGCGTTGCTTTTGCGGATGTAATATTCTCAACAAGAAACATATCCTTGATATTGCTGTTTAATTGATTAGTTATTTCTAAGGAGAATTGAAAATGAATGAAGGTACAAAGATAAGGACCGCGCTTCGCGTTGCGGTCTCTTTGAATACCGCGATTTATGCTGTAATGGCCGCGGTCAATGGTCTCGGAAGCACAAAGGCGTCAATCGTCTGGAGCGTGCTGACGATTCTCAGTGATTTCGTCGTGTCGTTTATTACGACATACTATAACAACGATTATACGAAGGAAGCGTGTCTCGGGACCGGCATCACGCGCCAGCTGAAGGCTGAGGGCGGTGACGGCTACGGAGCTGAGACATTCTTTTCAGATGAGGAAGGAGCGTCAGAGGATGAATAGTGCTATATACAGACAGTATGATTCACGCTGGGGCTCGCTTCCGTATCCTACGAAGACCTATAACATGAGCGGATGCGGATGCGGATGTTGCGCGGTGCTCCATTGCATTATCGAGCGCTCAAAATATGCGAAGTATACTCCGAAGACCATCCAGCCATACATGAAGGGCTTCGCTGTCGGCGGAAACGGGACTCTTTGGAGCGGGATCCGCGACGGGCTGAAGCATTATGGCATGGATAATGTCAAATGGTTTGGTGCATCGGCCACAATGACGGAGATCTTCGCTGAGCTGAAGAAGGGATCCAGAATCGGAGTCATCCTCTTCGGATCCACGAAAGGCCCGGACGGGACTGTATGGACCACAGGCGGCCATTATATCGCTTTTACGGATTACAAGATCAAGAATAGCAAGCACTATTTTTATCTTAAGGATTCCGGCGGACGGAAGCATGATGGATGGTATTGCTATGAGAAGTCCATGAAGGGCGATGTCCGCCAGGTCTGGACATGTACTGTCCCGAAGGAGGCATCGACAGCCACAGCGACAGCTTCCACAAAGAAGACCACAGCGAAGACATCATCGAAAAAGACCTATTCCGGGACATTCCCGTCCTTCTCAAAGTGTCTCGAGAAGGGCGATAAGGGGACTCAAGTGAAGAATCTCCAGAAATTCCTCAATTGGTACGGAGGATATAAGCTCACTGTCGATGGTATTTACGGATCCGCGACAGTGACAGCCGTGAAAAAATTTCAAAAGGCTGAGGGACTGACCGCTGACGGCATATTCGGCCCGGCATCCCTCAAGGCCGCGAAGAAGGTGAAGAAGTGATGCCGCCAGAGGTGTTAATTGCTATCATCGGGAGCTCAGCTCTCTTCTCATTCATTCAATTCATTATCACGCGAATTGATAACAAGCGGAATAATCCGCTCAATGACGCGGTAAAAGCGCTGCTCAGAGACCGGCTGATTCACATATGCTCCGGATATCTGAGGAATGGCGAGATCCGCGTCAACGATCTCGACACGGTTATAAGCTTATATACATCGTATAAAGAACTCGGCGGGAATGGTTTCGTCACGGAGCTGGTCGACCAGGTGACGGAGCTTCCTAAAATTCATAATTAAATACTTCCTACATATAAGGCGGGCCTTTAATGGTCCGCCGCTTTTTTTTATTTGATAAGATTCTCGAATCGAATCAAAATGAAGGAGGAAATTATTATGTACGAGTATGAAGAATTATGGGATACAGCCTTGAGACGCTTCCGGGCTTGCAAGACATTGGAGAATTGTGCTGAGACCACCATCAAGCAATATGAAGACATCATTCGGAAACTGAGGCAATGGACAGACAAGCCGCTGGACCAGATCAATGGAGACGATCTCCGGGAATTCCTGGCGGAATACCATTCGAGCCGGAATGTCTCGCTTGCATATCTCGACACTCTGAGACGCTATCTGTCGGCATGGTTTGGATGGGTAGCCGATGACGATCTGATTATGAAGAATCCGGCAAGGAAAATCCCGAAGATTAAAGTCCCGAAGACCGTCAAGAAGGCATTCACATCCGAAGAACGCGAGATGCTCAAGGATTCCGCGTCATCTATTCGAGATCTGGCGCTCATGGAGGTCCTTTATTCGACCGCGGCCCGTATCAACGAGATCCTGGCGCTGGATCAGAGCGATGTCGACTTCCCGAATCGTGAGATCGTCATATACGGACAGAAAGGCAAGCGGGAGAGAATCGTATATCTGTCGGATCCGGCGGCATATCGCCTCCAGCGCTATCTCGAGAGCCGGTCCGATAAGAATCCGGCGCTATTCGTCTCGAATCGGAAGCCGTATCAGCGCTTAACGTCCCAGGGAGCTCAGCGGATGCTCAGAGAGCTGGGACGCGAGACCGGGATCCATGTTCACGCTCACAAATTTCGGCGGAGCTTCCTCACTGATGCATCATCGAAAGGAATGAGCCTCCAGGAATTACAGATCTACGCTGGCCATGTGAAGCCGGAAACCACAATGACATACATCGACGTCAAACAGGAAGACATCAAAGCCACATTCCGGAGAATAATCACATAAACAGCAATTTGACGCTTGTAAAAAAAACGTATACTGGAACGACGTCCGACACAAATTCCATCGTAAGCACGGAGCTAAGCATCGAAGATTATATTCCTCTTAAATGTAATTGTGCCATCAAAGGCTATGAGGTATGTGTTGTGCCTTATTGTTATAGCACATGGAAGTTTCAGCTCGTCGCTGCTAACGGTCATGCTCCTGTCGGTTCTGGGAAAAGTTACACCTTAACTGTGTGGCTTTTGGAATGGCCTACATCTTAATGCCTCAAGACTAATCATCCGATGCTCTGAGCAAGAGCCGGAGCTTGCAAGTTATTCCGGAGGCTGAGCCGGATGTGTGGTTTACAATATACGCTCTGTTGAGGCTGTCATTGAGTTTAACTGTCAGATAATGATAATTTGTGCCGGACAGCAATGGAGTTATTGACAGACAATCATAACCATCCGGGACAGTAAAAGCATAAGGAGTCGAATTGCCTCCGGCATAAGAGCCGCCTGTTACAAGCGTGATGTCCTCAATCGTGAGAGTTTTGCTGTTTACTTGACAAACACGCTCAAATTCCGCATCAAGCTTGATTATTTTATAATTTTTTGAAAATAGCTTGATTATTTTATAATTTTTTGAAAATGCGGAAAAAATTCGCGCAAAATCCGGAAAATTTGTCAAGTTACATCGGCTGGATATTGAGAGGGGTATGGCATTTCCCTCCTTGAGCTTATTCTATTCGAGGACATCATCGTCCTCATCGTCGAGCCCGGCGAAGTCGGTCTCGGCATCCACAGGACCGGAGTGACGAGCAGCTCCGGTCTTGTATTTCGAGGGTGAATTTAGGGGTGAATTGACTCATTTTTATTGATATTTAATGATAATGAATTTATAATCTTTTCCATATGTTTCACGAATTATCAACATCCGTGATGCGCGGTGATAAGCGAAGATAAGGGACATAATGAATTCAAGTCCCTCTTCGCGCACCATAAGAGCGTCGGAATTTCAACGTGTCCGGCGCTCTTTCCTTTTGTTAGGGGTGAAAACGGGGTGAATTATACCCGCTGAGGCTGAAAATTTGCCGGGTATCCCGCGAGTAAATCAAAAAGCCGACCGCTTTGTGGTCGGCTCATTAAAATCGCTTAAATCGAGAATTTTAGCTTTGCGCTGATAAGAGCTCATCGATGCCATGCGCTATTCCTCTGGAGCTGGCGGATGCATCCTGGAAGAGATGAGTGTATATGTCGAGCGTGGTCGACTTCTCAGCATGTCCCAGCTGGCTCGATATGTCGAGTATGTCATATCCCAGATATCTCGCAAGGCTGGCGTGAGTATGACGGAGCTTGTGCGGTGTTACGGCCGGGAGATTGTGTCGCTCTTCCAGCCGCATCAAATACCAGCTGACTTGATTCGAGTGGATCGGGGATCCGTCATAGTCCAGGATGACGAAATTTGATCGCTCAAGGCCCGGCATCCGGATCCAGAGCTCGAGATGCCGCTTCCGGAGCTGAGCGAGATGATCCTTGAGCCGGTCCGGGATGGCTATCGTCCGGGCTGACTCTTTTGTTTTGGTATCAGAGACGATGTCCTTGATCTCATCGCCGGTATTCACGCGATGGCGCGACTTATTCACAGTGATGATGCCGTCTCCGATGTTATCGACGGTGAGACCTAAGATCTCCGACATACGGAGACCACAGAATAAGGCCAGCTCAATCGCACATACGCGGTCCGGCTCCGCGTCAAATTCCGTATCAAGAGCGCTACAAAATGGAATAAATGTCTCAATGTCCAGAGTGATCGGCTCCTTGCGCTCTTTTTTCGGAAGCTCGACTCGCTCGCAAGGATTCCGGTCGAGCTCTCCCAGGCGGACAGCCCGGTTATATGCTGAGCTGAGCAGCGAGACCGTATTCCGGACCGTCTTCGGAGAATAATTCTTGTCTTCCGTCAGTTTCCGGATCCATCTGTCGATATCCATCGGCTTCACGTTCTTCGCTTTCGGATCTCCCAGAGTCTCAGCGATGCGCTCCCGGACTACACGGTATCCTCTGAGCGTGGTCTCTCTGGCTCCGGCCGACTTCCTGGCGTCGATATAGTCATTGATGATGTCAGAGAGCGTCACGGATCCGCGGAGAGCCTTATTATTATCGACTTCGGTCTCGAATAATCTGTATTGACGATTGAGATCCCGCTTCGATGTATATTCGACCGTCTTCTTGTATCGGATCGGCTTCCCGGCGAGATCTGATCCTCTGTATACCACGAGCCGGGCCTTATGATCGTTAATTATTTCAATTCCCATCGTATTACCTCCTTAAATCTTGATGATTGAAGGTCCGGGATGCTATAATTAAACGGTGATGTTACAACAATTCCCGTCGTGCATCACAGACCTCCGCCAGAGTGTCGGCGCCTTCCGTCACTCTGGCTGTTTTTATGTCTTTATTAGTTTATGCTCCTTCGCTGCTCGATGACTTTCCCCTTGATCGTGATCGGAAGAGAAGCGATCTCATCATTCGTGTAAAAATGCGGGGAGTACACTTCCGGATTAAGAGCCACAAGCGTGATTCCGGCTTCCGATATGAAAACTTGCTTGATTGTAGCTTCATCTCCATTGATGGCCACGACCGCGATCTCTCCGCTGTTAATCGTCGGTTGAGATCTGACGATCACGGTGTCTCCGTCCATTATCATCGGGGACATGCTATTCCCTTTTACCTGGACAGCGAAGAGCTCTCCGCTGTTAGGGCTCTCATAATTGATATAGTCGACAGGCTGATCGATCATCATCCTTCCAGGGCCGGCCGCGACAGATTCGTAGACTGGAATCTGATAATTGATTTCCGGCTCTTCCGGAGCATCGACTACTCCGTCCCATCCCATCAGATCTCCGGCCGGAATCTGGAGAGCTTTTGCGAAGAGAAGAATCTTCGATTGAGTCAGATCGACATCTCCCTTCTCGACATGCGCGATCATTGACTTGTCTGAATATCCCACAAGCTCCGCGAGCTTTTGCTGAGACAGTCCCAGCTCTTGACGGCGCTTCTTTATGTTCTTATATAACTCCAACATGGTCACATCCTCCTTGATGATTCTAATTCTACATTAAGTGTAAAATAATTGCAACAAATCTGTAAAAAGTTGTTGACACATTCAACCTATAGGAGTACTATAAGGATGCGAGATGAATTACATTCAACACGACGGGAAACAAAACGGAGGTAACATCATGCTGAGAGAAGAATTTGAAAAGCTGGCCGGATACAAGGTAAGTGCTGAAGACTATCACAGGATCATCGAGCCGATGTACATGGCCACAGATCTGGACAAGAAAGCATTCGTCAAGAGCATCAACAAGATGTCGGGACTCAGAAAGTCAATCGAGAGAAAGCCGGAGAAACTCATCAAGACAATGAGCGTGATGAATAGATACGGATACACAGAGACTCCGAATGGATGCTGGAAATTCATCAAATACGTCGAAGTCGTTGACATCAATCTGAAGACCGGAAGATACGTTGTAAGATATCTCGATGAAGAGGATCTCGACAGACTCGCGGCGGACGGAGAAGATCTGAATTACTCAACCAGCTACGACATGCACTTCTCAAAGTGCGAAGACGAAAGCGGAAAGCCGATGAGCGAAAGGCTCTACGAAGAATTCTATATCTAAGGAAGGCGCGGAGCTCCCTCCGGGGAGCTCCAGGAATAAAACACAAGGAGGTCAAATGATGTACAAGGTAGCAAGACAGGAAGTGAAGACAATTTACGATATCACAATTACGCTTGATGACATGATGGAGATCGCGGAGAAGGCCGCGGAGCTGAGAGATGGTCCGCTGTTCAAGGACAGCGACAGATTCCCGGCATTACTCAACGAATTCGATCTGATTGAATGCGGTCCGATGACAGCTGAGACCATGTTCCGTAAGATCTGGAGCATCGGCGGAGGCCCGGAGAATACAAAGGCCATCAGTTTCATCGTCGAATATGTGCTCAAATTCGACGGAATCGTGAATTATGGATTCTACAGAGAAGAGAAGATGTCCGCGACACTGGAAGTATACAAGTACGGCGATCAGATCAACAGATAAGGAGGTCAGTCATGTTAGCACTGGAGACAAGGAAGACGATGGCAAGATGCAAGGAGGATCATATCGATCCGACCGTAATGAGATACATCCCGAAGAAGGTCCAGCCGTACATCATGTGTGCGGAGAAGGACATTGATGGATACTGGGCGTATTGTGTACCGGGAGCGAAATTCATCGCGACAGACTGTCATACAGCTCATGGCGAGACTGTCGCTGAATTCAAGAATGATGTCAGATGGATCAAGGAATGGGAAAATGATCCGGAGCTTGATCGGATGATTGAGAGGTATGAAAGGAGGAATGTGAATGGCTAAGATCGAAGAGCTGAAGACAGTCATGAAGGACAGCGGGATGACGGTTGTGGCAATTGCTGAGAAGTCGGGAATTGAGCGTGCGACGCTTTACAATCGTCTCTCCGGTGTCGGGGACTTTACGGCCGATGAGATCATCGGGCTGTCGAAAGCGCTGCACATGACGAAGTCACAAAGAGACCATATTTTTTTGGAATAAGGGTTGAATTAAATTCACCATTGGAGGATTTATGTACGAGATTTTACTGAAGCTCATGGAGAGAGCCGGAGTCGATATCGAGACCGTCTCGGAGAAGACCGGGATCCCGATGTCAATATTCATCGCCTGGGAGGCCGGCGAATACCAGCCGAAGACAGACAAGCTCATGAAGCTGGCGAAATACTTCGGAGTCCCGCTGAGCATATTCTACGGAGGCGATATCTATGACAGAGAAGACAATGAGTGAGATACAGAGCTATCTCAGCGAGAGGATGCCACAAGAGGCTTGTGTCCATCTCGATAAGAAGACGGGAAAGTGTAAGCGAGAAGGATTCACATGCTGGCATCCGGAAGAGGTCATCTGTACGGCTTATAACGACGGCGGCCCGTCGGTCTTCGGATAAGGAGGAAGACATGAAGGTCAAGAAGTTAACTCATAACTATGGGATCGCGGAATTCAAGGGCGGCAAGGTCGGAGCGTTCCGATATGCCGGACTCAACCATCTCGGAAGGCGAATATATGACCAGGTCGGGGAATTCGATACGGTCGATGAGGCGATGGCCGCGATCAATAAGAAGGAGGTCAAGGCAAATGATAAGAAGAATGACGGGAATACTAAGAAGAGCGCTGATCGGACTGGGAATTCTGATTCTACTCGGAAGTCCGGGAGCGGCCGACTTCGCAAATGAGACCGGAGCATATTGCACATGGTCGGAGATCCTTATTCCGCTGATCATGGGAGCGCTGCTCATCGGCGTGGGATTGACTATTCCGGCAAGTAATGAGGGGAGGTCGTGATTATGTACTTAACCACGAATCAGCTCGCTGAAAAGCTACAGATCAGCATCCCGACGCTGGTAAGGCTCCGGACCAAAGGCGTGATCCGGGGATATAAGGTCGGGAATCAATGGCGATACGACGAAGACGAAGTCGATGAGGCTATGAAGGGAGGTCAGTATGACACGAGAAGAACACCAGGAATTCGCTAATCAATGCGCGAGCGTCGTGAAGCGGCTCCGGATAAGGCTTAAGGAGCTCCAGAGCAAGATCGACGAAAGCGACAAAATCGAGAAGGCATATCTGACGCATCAGATCGAGGATCTGACGCGGCTATACCAGAAACACCAGGCGGCGGCCTGGGGATACACAAAGGAGGTCAAATGAATAGGTATGACAAGATTGAAAATCTCTTCACTGAGATGAATGAGCATCTCATGAAGGCGCATGAGTGCGGTGAAGAGATCGAAAAGGAGCTGCTCGCCATCAAGATCGAGCGCTATATGAAGGATGAGGCAATAAAAGAAGACGCTCCGGCTGAAGCGTCCCCGACGAAGAGAGATCATACGAATTTCACTTTCGCTGATTCAATTTTACCACATGAGCCGAAATTCCTCAAAGCCGGAGAGAACATCGTCCCGGAGAAATTCTGGAAGGATCCGCCGGCCGGAGGCTATGGCGAGCCGATCCAGAGCGTGCTCAGCCGCACAATGGAAGATATCAAGATGAGGAAGGAGGCTCTCAATGGATAAGATGACAATTTACGAGATCGACAATGCAATTCTTGAATGCGTCGATATGGAGACCGGGGAGATTCTCGATGATGAGCGTCTCAACGAGCTCAACATGGCAAGAGACAAGAAGATCGAAGGCGTGGCGTGCTGGATCAAGGATATCGAGGCGAGACAGGCCGCCAGGAAGACCGAAATTTCGTCTCTGACGGCGAAAAACAAGTCGGATGACAAATTGGTCGAGAATCTCGAGGAATGGCTCAGAATGGCCACGGGAGAGGCGAAATTCGTCACTCCGCGAGTGACTATCGGCTGGAGAAAATCCGATTCCGTCAACATCGTCGATGAAGCAGCCATCCCGGAGGCGTACAAGAGGCGTGTCGAAGAGGTAAAGATTGACAAGATGTTCATCAAGAAGGCAATCAAGGACGGATTCATAGTGTCCGGCGCTGAGCTGGAAGAGAAGAACAATATCCAGATCAAATAAGGAGGTAAGGAGGTCTAAATGGAAATAACAAGAGGAAAGATGAGCTCGGCTGAGCGAGTCGTGATATACGGACCGGAGGGAATCGGAAAGTCGACTCTCGCGTCGAGATTCCCGGATCCGCTGTTCATTGACACGGAAGGCTCCACATCTGAGCTCGATGTCGCGAGGCTCCCCGCTCCGAAGACGTGGAATGAGCTCGGAGATGAAGTGATATATGTGGCAAGTCATCCGAAGATATGTAAGACGCTTGTCATTGATACAGCTGACTGGGCTGAGCGGCTCTGTATAGCGTACATATGCGAGAAGTATAACAAGCCGTCAATCGAAGCCTGGAATTACGGCAAAGGCTATGTCGTACTCAAGGAGGAATTCTCGAAGCTGATCAAGATATTGACGTCGATCAACGAGAAGGGGATCCATGTCGTAATGACAGCGCATGCCATGATGCGTAAATTCGAGCGCCCGGACGAATCCGGAGCATACGACAGATGGGAGCTCAAGCTCGAAAAGAAGACGGCTCCGCTTGTGAAGGAATGGTCGACGATGCTTCTCTTCGCAAACTACGACATCAAGGTCGTGAAGGATGAGAATGACCGTGCTAAGGCTCACGGAGGCGAGCGCGTCATGTATACGGCTCATCATCCATGCTGGGACGCGAAGAATCGGAAGGGAATGCCGGAAGTGATGCCATTCAAATGGGAGTCGCTCGAGCCGTATATCGACGATATGAGCGGAGAAAAGCCGGAAATCGTCCCGGAAGTCAAGGAAGAGCCGAAAACTCCGCCAGAGGTCGAAAAACCGGCGGAGAGCGAGCCGAATATGGTCGAGATTCCGGGAGTCGAAGATCTGAAGGAGCAAGATGCGCTCATTGACAAGCTCCACGAGCTGGCCGGAGCCATCACAGACGCTCAGATCCAGGACGCTGTCGCATCAAAAGGCTACTATCCGGCAAGCGTCCCGATCGAGAGCTATGATCCGGAATTTATCAAAGGCGTGCTGATTGATGCATGGCCGCAAGTCGAAGAAATTATCTATAACAAAATTGAACAAGACGTACCATTTTAAGGAGGTAAACAAATGGGATTCGATGATATTAAAGGGACAGGATTCGAGGAAGTTAATGCTAATGACTCATTCGAAGGCAAGGAATACGGCTGGGATGATGAGATTGAGAAGGATTCGGAGGGATTTACTCTCCTTGAGCCGGGCGAGTACGATTTCGAAGTCGTGAATTTCGAGAGAGCGCGTCACAATGGATCCGCGAAGCTCCCGGCATGCAATAAGGCAATCATCACGCTGAGAGTGTCAGCTCCGGACGGGAGATCCGTCGATCTGAAGCATAATCTCTTCCTCCATTCAAAATGTGAGGGCCTTCTCTCCGCATTTTTCGTCGGAATCGGACTGAAGAAGCATGGCGAGAAACTGAAAATGGACTGGAGTAAAGTCGTAGGCCGCCGCGGACGCTGTACGGTCGGAGTCCATGAATACAATGGCAAGACATACAACGACATAAAGAGGATTCTTGAGCCGAAGGAAGCGCCAGCTCAGACATCATTCAAGGCCGGCACATTCTAAGAATGGAGCTGAGGCCATACCAGGAAGCGGCTCGGACAGCGATCGAATCGGAATGGTCCAGAGGCGTCAAGAATACGCTTCTGGTCCTTCCGACCGGGACAGGGAAGACAGTATGCTTCTCGAAGGTAGTCGAAGACCAGGTCAAGGCCGGAGATCGATGCCTTATACTCGCACATCGCGGAGAGCTGCTCGACCAGGCCGCGGACAAGCTGGAGAAATTGACGGGACTCCACGCTTCTGTCGAGAAGGCCGGAGAATCATCTCTCGACAGCTTTTATCGAGTCACTGTCGGATCCGTCCAAACGATGATGAGAGAATCGAGGCTCGCGAGATTCCCGGAGGATTATTTCGGGACAATAGTGGTCGATGAAGCTCATCACTCAACAGCTGATAGCTATACACGGATCCTTGAGCACTTTGGAGGCGCGAAAGTGCTCGGAGTGACAGCGACTCCGGACCGCGGAGACAAGAAAAATCTCGGACAGATATTCGAGACGCTGGCATATGAATACACGCTCCCGCAAGCCATCAAGGAAGGTTATTTGTGCAAGATCAAAGCTCAGACGATTCCGCTGGCACTCGACATCTCGGATGTCGGCATCTCAGCCGGAGATCTGAAGGCCGGAGAGCTCGGAGACGCTCTTGAGCCATATCTTGAGAGCATAGCTGATGAGATGCTGGAGTATTGCCAAGATCGAAAGACCGTGGTCTTCCTCCCGCTTGTGAAGACATCTCAGACATTCAGAGACATCCTCAATTCAAGAGGATTCAAAGCGGCTGAGGTAAATGGCAATAGTGCGGACCGGACTGAGATACTCGAGGCATTCGAGAATGGAGAATATAACGTGCTCTGTAATTCGATGCTCTTGACGGAAGGCTGGGACTGTCCGTCGGTCGATTGCATCATCGTGCTCCGTCCGACTAAGATCCGGAGCTTATACGCTCAGATGATCGGACGCGGGACCAGGCTATGTGACGGGAAGGATCATCTCTTGATTCTCGACTTCTTATGGCATACGGCGAGACACTCGCTCTGTCATCCGGCGCATCTCATATGTGAGTCGGAGGAAGTCGCGGATCGCATGACGAAGCTTCTCGAGTCGGCTGATGAGGCTATGGACATCGAGGAAGCTGAGGAAGAAGCGAAGCGTGACGCGGTCAAAGAGCGTGAGGCCGCTCTTGCGAGGAAGCTTCAAGAGATGCGGACTCGGAAGAGGAAGCTTGTGGATCCGCTCCAATTCGAGATGAGCATCCAGGCGGAAGATCTGGTCAATTACGAGCCATCATTCGGATGGGAGATGATGCCGCCGTCAGCTAAGCAGCTGAAGACGCTCGAGAAATTCGGAATCTATACCGATGAGATCGAATGCGCTGGCAAGGCATCGCTCATCCTGGACAAACTGATCAAGCGCAAGGAAGCCGGACTCTCGACTCCGAAACAAATCAGATATCTGGAGCGAGTCGGATTCAAGCACGTCGGGACATGGTCGTTTCAGTCCGCGACGAACATGATTACAAGACTGGCGAATAATAATTGGAGAGTGCCATACGGAATAAATCCGGCCACATATCAACCAATTGAGGAAGGAGGCGAGGCTTATGGATGGTAAGGGCTACAACATCAAGGATGTGCTCGCATATCTTGAGCCTTCGGAGCTCGATTATACGGAGTGGACTAAGGTCGGAATGGGGCTCAAGGAGTCCGGATATTCCGTCGAGATATGGGATGACTGGTCCGCCAGGGATCCGGGCCGATATCATCCGGGCGAATGTGAGAAAAAGTGGAATTCATTCCGCGGAGGCTATGACAGGGATGTATCCGTCGGATCTATCGTCCAGATGGCTAAGGATCGCGGCTGGATGCCGCCGGTCGAGGAAGGCCACGAGCTGTCATGGGATGATTACATCGGCAAGGACAAGAAGGTCATCGACAAGGCATGGCTCGAGGGCGAGGAAGTCCATGAGCCGAATGATAAGGAATGGAAGCAAGCCGCGGAGCTGATCAAGTACATTGATACGCTCTTCGCATCCGATGAGTATGTCGGATATGTATGTGAGGCATGGCAAAACAAGGACGGGAAATATCTCCCATCCAAAGGCGTGTATACGATGACGGCCGGCGAGCTGATTGACAAGCTGTCGAAGTGTAAGAATAACGACATCGGCTCCGTACTCGGAGATTATAAGCCGGAGGTCGGAGCATGGATCCGCTTTAATCCGCTTGATGGTAAGGGAGTCAAGAATGACAATGTCACGGATTTCAGATATGCACTGGTAGAGTCTGACACGATGCCGATCGATAAGCAAAATGCCATGATCAGAGAGCTGGAGCTTCCGGTCGCATGCCTTGTGTATTCCGGCGGAAAGTCAGTCCATGCAATCGTCAAGATCGACGCGGCTGATTATGCCGAATATCGGAAGCGTGTTGATTACCTTTATGAGGTATGTAAGCAAAACGGACTTGTCATCGATACGCAAAACA